TAGTCATTCCCGCCCCAGATTTAGTGGAGCGGAAATATTTTTTAGTTTTTGGTGGTTGCTTATCAGCCATATTCTACCTTAGCAATAGAAGAACGTCACCGCATCGATATTTGTTAAAACAGAAACATTAATGTCACTGACACGAATACCATTAGACGGGATATTTACTGAGTGCGTAGTAGATGCGTTGAAATCAAGATCAACAACAGTAGAACCACCATTACCATCGGTAACGGTGAGTCGAGGCGTGCCTGCCGCTGTTTTCAACTGTATCTGGCGGATACGTGCAGGACCAACACCGACAGAGCCGGTAGCAGTAATGCGTTTTGATTTTACGTCAGAATCAGCCATTATTTATCTCCTTACGCTATTGTTGCACCTTGAACTGAAGTTGCGACCCAACCAATAGTGCTATTCCAAACTAAAGTAGCTGATTCAGCTACTGCATCGAACGTAATTGTAGTTCCATTTGCAAAAGTAGTTGGAGTTAAAGTCCCATCTCCACCATCAACAATCATGTTAATAATTTTAATTTGACCTGAAGTTGTACCATCAGCTAAAGTTAATGCATCAGCTCCAGTAGTAGTTAATTCAGTTACTAAGTTAGTTAGATCAACTGCACCAGCACCTGATAAAGTTTGAACACCACCTGTAATACTTTTGCCGTATGTAGCATTAGTTGTGATTGCTCCTGTAGTTGCGTTTTTTGTTACAAAATCGAAACCGTTTTCGGATCTGACTGGACCTGAAAATGTTGTATTTGCCATTATAAACCTCCTAGGTTGTATAGACCGATCACATGGTCTCTATACCGTCTGACTAGCTCAGTCCATGTAATCTATTATGCTAGTTCTTAATTAGTACCATAAAAAAAGGGGGCGTGAAAGCCCCCTCATAAGTTTATTTATTGTGCGGACTATGCAGCACCTGGAGAACCAAATACACATCTAGGATCTGAGAAACCGAATGAGTATCTCTCTCTAGCTTTGTATCTTACGTTACCAGTATCAAAGTCACCTTCCATAGATGTTCTAATTGGGGATCTTTGGAATAACTTAAATCCATTAGGAATGTCAGTCTTGATAAAGAATGCATCTGGATCTGTTAAGTAGTGGTTTACAACATAACCTTCAGGAATCATGCCCATATTTCTTGTGGCATTGATATCATTATCTGCTGTTCCAACTCTTAACTGTGACTGTGTAAGTCTTTCAGCTACGAATTGTAACTCAGAAGGAATGATAAGCTTTCTTCCCTGTGTTGAAATTAATAAACCTCTTTCGTCAACAAATGCAGCGATGTCTATTAAAGACTGCTCCAATGAAGTTTCGTTTAGGTCAGCAGCAGTTCCTAATTCGTTTGCGAATGTTCCTGCTACAATTGGGTGTACTGCAGAGCAAAGTTCAACGCCGTCACCACCAGCAAAGTTACCATCAAACGCATTGTTTAATACGTTTGCAGCTTTAACCTGCTTAGTGTTTGCCATGGAACGTGCAAGTGCTTTTGTGTATCTTGCTGAGATTCTGTCATAAAGATTATCTTCAACAGCTTCTTCAGTGATTGCAAAACCAAGTGCAATTGTTTCATGTGTGTAACGTGCTGTGAAAGTTTCTGTCGCATTGTCATAAACAATTGACCCACCTTCACTCTTTGTTCTCGCATTACCAAAACCTGATAACATTACTTCTTCTTCGAATGCTCTGTCGGAAGATTCTGTATCAAATATTTGTGAATGCTCTGCATCGTAACGTCCGTACTCCAGGCCAAATAGTGCGTTTAGACCGGGCTCTAACTCTTTAACGAGTTGACTTCTAGATATAGCCATAGTTTAACCTCCTATACGCCTGTTGTGTCTGTTAGTGAGTGTAAGTTAATCTTAACTTGAATCGCTGCATTTGCTGCAGTGAAGTCAGAATTTTCAACATCAGTTGAAAGTCCTACAACTCTAAAATTAGCGCCAGCGTTTGTAGTAAAAGTGCTACCGTCAACAACAACGTTTGAGATTCCATCAGTTGATGAACCTGCACTGTATGTTGCGATGTTACAGTTTGTACCTACTTGCGCTTGACCGCCGTTAGTGTCGTCAACTTTGACCTCGAATACTACATTCGGATCATCAATGACGTATGCTTTAATATCATCAGCTGCTATGCTGCCTGGATAGTGGTTACTCCAAGTTGGTTTACCTGTTGTTGGATCAGTGTATTCACAACCATTAAAAATACCAATAAGTTCAGCACCAGCAGTTGAACCGACATCAATAGCACCATTTGCGACCAATATTACAGGGTCGCCTTGATATATCGCGGAACCTTCATTATTCCCGATTTTGTACTCATTCTGGCCTTGACCATTGTAAGCAGCACCGAGCATCTTGACAGGCTTGAATCCGTAATATCCAGCTTGATTTGCCATAGTTCTTCTCCTTTATTATTAAGTGTGCTTTATTCGGTCTTCTTAGGACCTCCAAAAGACACACGACTCTGCCTATCAACATTGACAGGCATGCTTGGATGTTGTTCCCTTAAAGGATCTGTTTCCCAAGCTTCAGTCTGTTGATCAGTCTTTCGCTTGTAGTGAGCATTACGCTCTAAAACAGTTTCTTCAGGGATTCTTGCCAATAGCAAGTCACCTACGCTGATGACACCCTCATAAGCTTTGATACTTCCATTGTAAGCAGCGTATAAATTGCCGGTATATTGGTCAGCTCTGACTAATTCCCAGCCCTCTCTGAGTCTAGCGTTGATATTTTTAGTATCATCCGCTCCATTTACACGATGACGAAGCCATCTTTGCTTATATCCATCAGGACATGGTGGTGCGTCTAATTGAGACGGTGGCTGCCAAGGTTTTCTACGTTCCTCGGTTGCCCTTGTTTGTGCACTTCTTGGTGTTTTATTATCTGTCATGTTGTACCTCCTAAACGTACTTAGCATATTCACTTAGAGGAACTCCAAGCTTATTTGCTATTTTTACCTGACTAGGAGTTAACCTAACAGATTTGCGCCCACTGGTTGCAGACCTTGATGCAGAGGCAACGGGTTGGGCGATTTTGTTGCTTCTGGTAGCCTGATCCTCGCCCTTCGAAAAGGACTCTGGAAACTTGTTTTTAACTCTATTAGTTAATTCATCATAGTAGTCATCTGATTCAGTGTCAAACCCTTCTGCTACTAAACCACGATGAATTCTTTGAGCAAAATCAGTCATTTCTTCATCTTGTCTAAACCACGTATTCTTTTCAGCCCAAGCTAATGCTTTAGATGAAGGTTGTGGTCTACTTTGTGGTTGTTGAGGAGTTGACTGTTGATCAATTTCTTTTTGAAATTGTTCATATTCTTGCTCTTTTTTTGACTTTGTAACTCTAATTCTTTCAGCCTCTAAATCTAATTTAGTTAAAGCTTGGCGAGCTTCTTCTTCAAGTTGAAAATCACCAGCTTCTCTAGCTCTTATCAAATTTTGACGTGCAAGATCAGAAGCCATTTTATTTCGTACTTCACTTTCAGACATATAACCTTTGTCAATGTCATAAGTTTTCTTTTTAGCTTCTGATAGTTCTTTTTGAACGTTTTGAGCATACATGAAAGCAGCCTCTTTTTCTCTTTCGGCTTCTCTCAATTTCCAAGTCATTTTATCAATTCGTTTTTTGACTTTATCTGAGTATTGATCCATTTCACCTTGTTGTTCTTCTTCCTGAACTTCAGGCTTTAAAGGATCTTTTTCTTCAGTTTTTACTTCTTCATACGTGTCGGGTTTTACTGTGCCGTGAGACTTATCTTCAAGTTCTATTTCAGCACCTTCACCTGACGTATCCAAATCGACCATTTTGTCTTTCTGAGCAGATGTTATTTCTGTTTGCATGGTACCTCCCATGTTATAGTATTGTTAGTATGTCCTCTGGATTATCCACTGTGCCGAGTATCTCGTCATCATTGAGTAATCTTACTTCCCCACCTTCAATTTTAAGTCTAGATCCTGCGTATCTGCCAAACACAACCCAATCACCTTGTTTACACCAAGGACCATTAGGAAACTTTTCTTTATCTTGATATGCATCTGCACCGACTGCTAAAACCATAGCAACAGACGCTGTTAATTGTGAGTCTTCTAAAGTCTTATCCGTTAAAATAACTCCACCTTTAGTTTTTTCTTTTGCTTTAAAAGGTAAAACTAAAATTCTCCAACCAACAGGTTGTGGAAGTTTTTCTAATTCTTTTTTATCTTCTGCTACGCCCTGTGAAGGGTTTGCCATTTTTTTCTTTATGTCCTCAGGGACATATAAAGTCTTAGTCATCTATTTTCTCCTCTTGATCCAGCAGGCGAGAAATTTCCTGTTGGCATATGTCAAGCATATGTAACTTTCCTTGAATATACTTGTAATCTTCAAAGTTTTCAACCCCTTGTGTCAAATGTTCATGAAGTTGTTCTTTGAGTGTTTTTAGTTCTTTTTGATAATTATGAATTACAAAGATGCTCATACGTAAGCATTAACTCCTGGTATTCTTTTTTCAAAAACTTTATTTTGTCCATCTTTAGCACAATGCCATGTTTGTTCATGACCTTGATTAACTCCATAATTATTCCTTTGCATTTTACCTAAGCCTGATTTTACTGCTTCAGCTACTGAATTAAGAGCATAGTCATCACCAACCATAACACCCGTTTGTTTTAGTTTAGGCCACCAATTGATAATATCATCTTCGACAGCGTCATATTCATGTGCACCGTCAACCATAATATAATCAACAGATTCGTCTTTAAATTGATTTAAAATTTCTTCTGAATCCGATCTACCTTGACAAGGTATAACCATATTTCTTCCAATAAAAAATTGTAAATTATCTTTGAATATTGATGAGAAGTCTTTTGGTAGTTTTATATTAGCATGTTCTGTTGAACCTTCAAAAGTATCAACGCAATATATTTTTACATCTTCTTTTCCCGCATTGTAAAGAGCGGTTGCAAGATAGTGTGTCGATCTACCTAGAAAAGATCCAATTTCTACAATGACACCATCATCGGCTATTTGATCTACAACGATGTCGTAAGTTTCTGAGTAATTGAACCACCCAGGTATCGTAAAATAGGTGTGTTTCATAGTTAAGAATATCCTTATTTGTTTGTCTTAACTATTTGTATCTTTTTATAATTAATTTTCAACCCTTGTGGTGTTGGTCCTCTTTTAGGAGGAACTGTTGTTGTTAGTTTCTGTTTCTTCATGTTCGCATATGGTGCATTCGCACATACAAGTTGAACAACAATGGCATAAGCAGTCACACTTTATGCATTTTGTTGTCATTTCTTTTTAGTAATTAAACCCATAGCACCTTTTGCCCCCTTGATGCCGAAGCTGGCCGAGCAGGCGATATATAAGAGATGCTTATAATAATCAGGGAGTGAGTGTAGTGCCTCAAACCCTGCTTTAATGTGTGGAGTCCATCCGGGAATAAACACTGCCACCGCTGGAACCAACAAGCATATTAAAATTAGTTCGTCTTTCCACGATCCCTTCATTTGGTCAACTGCAGTAGCCTCCCAGCTAATTTTTCCTGCTATTTGTTGTTCTTTTAAGCTTTTTTGTGCCTTAATTTCAGTCAAAGCAAGATCCGCTTTTGCCTTTTTAGTCTCTACAAAGCCAGTAACAGCGTCTTTAATCATTCCAGCTACTGGACCAGCTAATAAACTAATCATTTTGACCTCTATTTGGTTGATTTTGACGTTGTATTGCTACATCTGCACGTAAATTAGCTAAATCATAGTCTTTTTGTAATTTTTTAGCGTCAAAAGCTTGCTTGTAATCAAATTGATTCTCTTTTAATGCTTGATTTTCACCTTTTAGTTGAGCTTGCATCTCCATTTCAGACTGTTTTAAAGCTAACTCTTGTTGTTTGAGTAAAACAAGAGGATCCATGTTTTGATCCTGCATAGATTCCTGTTCTTCCGTAACCATTTGTTCTGTAATTTTTACAATTTCATTATCTATTGCAGTTGCTCTTTGAGCTTGTAGTGCTTGTAAAGCCTCTGGTGGTACTTGTTCACCAAATTGTTGACGTAATTTTTCTGCTTCTTCTACCATTGCTTGATCAACAGTTTGTGTAGCAAGTAAAGAAGTATGTTGCATGATGTGAGAAACTAAATTCATAACTGCCATTGGATTAGCTTTCACTAAAACAGATGACATAAATGTTCTGTGTGCTTTAATGTGAAGTTCATGATTTTGTTGTGGAAAAGCTTGTAAAGGAGCACCACGTAAAACAACACTATGTTCCATAGCTGGATCTTGTGGTTGAGGTTGTGGTGGTATTGGAAGTATTTGTTCAATATCTTTAATACCTAAAGCTATATACATTCTTCTGTAAGCTTCTCGTAAATTATGCATCTGAGGGTTACTCTGGGCAAGTTGTAATTGGTTTTGTGCTAACGTCACACGTTGTGACATGGAGAAAATATTTGGATCTGATACAGGTAAGATATCTATATTGTCATCAAAATCGAGAGCCTTAATTTGTCTAGGTCCACCTTGAACATTAAAAGGATATACAGGTGGAAGAGCTACTTTAAAAATTTTAGCTAATAACTTAAATTCTTTCTTTTGAGCAAAGTGTAATCTTTTGTGAACAGCAGACATAACTTTTGTGCCACGTTCCATAAGAGCCATGGTGGTACCCACAGGAGTTTGTGATTTACCTATTTCAGATGTTTGCATATCTGCAACGGTTGCAAATTGTTTTGCAGCATCTACACAGAAGCCTAGTAGTTGCATAAGAACTTGGTCAGGACCTTTGTAAGGTAAAGGCATTAATGCTTCACGAATAATTCCATTAGGTGCATCAACATCTCTAAACTCACCAGGTTGTAATGGTTGATCATCATCACGTATTCTTAAACCACGTGACTTATAACCTGCTGGTAGATTAGATAAAGTACCTGCATCTAATAGTTGTCTTAATGCTGTTGTGGCAGTTCTTGTCAAACCACCAATCATGTGGATTAAACCAAAGCCATAAAAACCTAAACCCGGTAAAAACTTGTAGTGAACAAAATATTCATTTTTCCTTTTTAGTGGATCTCCTTCAACATAATTTCTATATATAGATAAAACTTTATTTGACGATCTATCTATAGTAACAACATAAGGTAGCTTAATTCCACTAGGTTCGCCATCCTTTGGGTTTAAATCTTCAAAACCTTCTAAATCTAAATCAACATGCATTTCATATAATTCAGACATGTCATCCATTTGATAGCTGTTTGGATTTACACCATCTATTCTATCCATTTTTTCTTGAAGACCTGACTCATCATCACCATCGTATGCTTGTAAATCTACGTCACGATAGAATCCAGAAACTTGTTTCTTTCTCAAATCGTTCATAGACATTTTTACAATTTGTGAAATTCGATCACAGCTGTCTAAGTCTGATGCTCCGTAAGGAACAATAATATCTTCTGCAGGAATAAACTTTGATGTAGCTCTACCTTGAACTTCATCATAGTAAACTTTTTTAAATGCACTTCCTGATAAAGGTAATTGAAATAACAATTGATCCATTTCAGGATTATAATCTTCCATGACATGAGTAATCTCATAATTCATGTATTCTTTTACACGTTCTGCTGCTAATTGAAGTTGTTCATTGTTTGCACCAACAACTTGAGTTCTAACAGGACCATCACTAGGTAATAATTCAACATAAGCCATCGCTTGAAATTGTGTAACAGCTTGAGCTAAGACAGGATGATTAACGCTTGCAGCACCTCTGAATGGTCTGGTGCGTTCTTCATATTTGAAACCTAATAAATCTAAACCTTTGGTATAAGCAGTTTCCCAATCTTCTCTAGAGGATCTGTCATTTTCGACTTTATCCATAAGGTCATTAGAAAGAGATTGTAAATACCCTTCATCTAAAATTTCTGCTAAGTTTGAATTGAATCCTGATTCTTCTGGTATGTCTACATCACCAACTATCGCTGAACCATCTTCAATTATTTCTACACTATCTTCTACTTGATCAGGAGATAGATTCACCTCTATTTGACTGCCTACTTCTTCAATATCAATTTTATCATCACCTCCAGGACCAATTGCTTTTGCATCGTTAATGTCGCTTGGATCACGTGATGAGCTGTTAAATTTATCTACCATATTCGCCGTATATATCTGTTATAGAAACTAAACTATCTTTATCAATAGTTCCACCTGATTTTTTCTTAAATAAGTACATTGGTTCTTCCAATTTGGAAGGATCAAATGATATAGTATACATATCAATTGCGCTAGGGTTATATTCCATAATCTTTATAAGTGCATCATCTGCGCTTTCACCTTCTTTTAAAGGTATCATACGATATCCTACATCCGTGGCATCTCCACGACCTTCTACAAGGTAGTAATCCATCATTTGACCTGGTGCAATTTCTCTAGTCAAAACTATTGTACCTGGTTCATTTACTCCACTTGCAATTCTAGTTATTTCCTCATCATAATATTTGTCCCTATCCGCATCTGATATTTCTTTTCTAGTTTCTATTTGTTTTAATATCTGAAACTCTCCGTCTGGATTTTTATTAAGAAATGTCACACCACGATTAGTTTTACTTGAATCAATAATCTTTTCTACATTTAATGTACCATCATACTTTTTTGCAATGTTCTTTAATTGTTGAACACCTACTTTGTCATACAAGTTTTGAAACTTCTTTTTTGCTTCATCCGAACTCTTACCCCAACGAGGGTTAGCACCTATATCAGCAGGCATAATAGCCACTCGATCGATATCTTTTTGTTTTGCTGCTTTGATTGTTGATTTAATTAATAGATCTACATAGTCTGCTTGTTTATTAAAAGGTATGGGTGGAAATGATTCTAATGTTTTCATATTATAACCACTTGGTAGATAAGTATCTGTCTCTCCAATTCGTTGTAATTCCTCTCGGTTGCTTGTAGAGGGTACTTTAAAATCTTTAAGCTTTTCTTGATAGTTTGAACTTCGATTCATGGACATCAAGTCATCAAGAATTTTTGTTTGTTCTTGTGCTAAATCAAAAATCTTAGTCTTGTAAGCAGGGTCTGTGTATTGCTCAACGTTTGCCATACTTAGTTTGTTAATATCATCTTGTATTGCATTTAGGTTGCGTGTTTTTTCTGGAATTAATTCTTTCGCAACAATGTTAGGGAAAGGTTGAATTAAATTATCTTGTGCTAAGTCATTTAATAGACTCTCTGGATATTTTTGATCAAACTGTCTTAATTTATTTGTGGCATAGTCAACGTTTCCGGGACCCAAGTTTCGAGCCTGTTCTACTTGATTAACTAGATCGGCACGTTGTCTTTTCAGTGCATTAACCATTGCAAACAAGCGTTCTTGTTCTTTACGAACTTCGGTTAGCATATCAGTTTGCATTTCTTGAATGACTGCCACTTTTTGATTGTCAGCATTCTTGTATGTTCCTACACGAGTGAAACCTAAAACATTCGGTTCTTGATAGTGTCCTGAATTAACAAAAACTTTTTCTTGTCCGGGTAGTTGAGGGACGTTAACTACAACTTCAAAATACTCATCCGCAGCTTCATCAATTTTAGCACTACCTGCACCTTTATGTCTTGCTCTTCCTTGATCTGCATCAAAGTCTAATAAATCTCTTCCTGTGCTACCCGGCACAAAAGTTTCAGCAGGGTCTCGTCGAGTGGATTCTTTCACACGCACTTCTAAATTACCTAAGGGTGACATGTCATAGAGACTTTCTAAGTCTTGTTTTGTAATTTTTTTGTTAGGAAAAAACTTTTCAGTATCTTCTAGATATTGCAAAATTCCTGTATCCATCATTTCTGCTTCAGGAACTTTTCTTCCTTTAATTAAAAATTCTCTCCAACCTTGAGGTGTTGAAGCCTTCGGTGCATTTTGACTATTGAGTTGATCGAGAAAAAATGATTTGAAAAAGAAATCTTGTCTTCCTGCAGGCAACGGTGCAATCTCCTGTGAACCTGTTGGTGCCGGTATAGGATCTCTTGCTTCTTCTATTTGTTTCACATTAGATGGTGTTGCCATCGCTTTGGGTTTTTTGAAAACTTTAAAGAGATTCAATAAATTTGCTGCTTGTAAATTACCTGAATCTACGGCTTCTTGAAAATAGTCTTGGTCTACTGCAGGGTCAGGTGAGAATTGTTGTTGATTAATATTTTGCAACGGATCACCGCCCATGGCCATACGTACAGGTTTGACTTCTCCACCTTTTTTCATTTTTAAGTCATCAATTATTTCTACAGGTATATCTTCATCAATAAAACCTGAAGCAAGATTAGTGGGTCCACCTTTAGGTTCAACTTTTTTAGGTTTGTAATTTTTTTGTTTTGAGATTTGTTTAAAATGATTTTCTAAACTTTCTATTAAACTTATTAAGCCTGGTTGTTCTTCAATACCTACTTTTATAAATTCATCACCCTCTAAACCCTCTGGTAATATTTTTCCATATGCTACCGTTCCTAATTTTTTTGCACGCTTATCTAATAAATTTAATGCTTCTTGTTGAATAGGTGTTAATTTACCACCCTGTTCATTTGCAGCGTTTATAATTTCTTTAAATGAACTTTCAATTTCTTGATGAGATAAAATATTTGTTCTTGCAAAAGAAAGTCTCGATGAACCTTTTAGTCCACCAACTCCTTGAAATTGTCCTTTAACAGTTCGAAGAGGAAAATTATGTGATATTTGAAGTTTAAAATCATTTACATTTAAGTTTTTAAACTGCTTTGGAAAACGTTTTTTATAATCATTAAACATTTCTTTAATGATTTTGTCTCCCTGTATTCTCTGTTTATCTAAAACTTTTATTGTATCTAAATCTTCTGCAAACTGTTTTTTCCAATCAATGCCTTTCATAAAATCAATAAACTTTTCTCCAAAAAGTTTTGGGTCAACATCTGGAGATAAGCCTAAATTTTCAGGTTCAAGACTTCTAAATAAACCGTCAAATAAAACAGCTTCCTCTCTATCATCACCCATCATTTTTGCAGTTTTAGTCAACCCTAACTCTTTTTTGTTTTTATTCATTATAGTTGTAAGACTTCTAAGTCTGTCACCTGGAGTAGAAAACTTAGAAAATATTATTTTTTCAGTAAGTTCTGGATTTTTTTTTCTTGCTTGATCAATACTATCTCGAGTAAATCCCTCTTCAAATAGTTCCTTAAATGTTTTTTTGCCTTTTAAATTTTCTAAATATTTCCCTGCTTCTATAAAATTAGCTTGTCTAGGAATAAGACTTTGTAATTCTTCAATAGGAAATTCAAGTTGTGTATAATCAAAATTTGTATCAGGACTTTGTCTTAATAATTCATTAGTTCTATTTTTATCTAAACCATATTTATTTGGACCTTGGTTTGGTTTTAATTTTCCTGATTTAATGTCTTTAATTGTTTTATTTAATTTTTTAAAATCATATGGACTAAATTTTCTAAAACTTACAGATTTTGGTCCCATATCAGCTTCTCTCATAACACCTGCAGGTGTAAATCCTCCACCTGTAATAGTCAAAATTTCTTGTGTCTCAACAGGGAATTGTTTTTGTAATTCTGGATCTTGAGCCATTGTTTTTAAATTAGTTTTTCCAAACTTCTTTACTCCTAGGGTTGCTAATTTTTTAAAAACGGCTGGCAGTAATGCAATATCGGTTATATCAATTATACCCATCGCAACACCCATTCGCTCATTGTCGGGTAGGTCATAGTAATCAATACCTGCACGAATATTTTGTGATCCTTTGACTAAATCACTATACATAAATCCAGGTATCTTTCCTAATGCTTGGCCCGGGGTCAGTGGATCATAGCCCGCTGCTTTTGCACGTTCCATTTCATCTCTGTTTAATTGTCTATTGGTAATATCTAATGATTCTAAAATTTGTTTGTTTCTTTGTTCTTGATCTAAGGTCTGTTGATAAGCTTCGGGGTCAGTTATTAATCCTGCAATAGGACCAGCAGTTCTTGCTATAATGTCAGCAATACCTCGGGTCTCTTCTTGAAGTTGTTCTTTGACTTTATCCGCATCTGTTAAATAGGCAGGATCATCAAAAATTACTTGATCATAGGGGTTATATACAGCCATTAATAATACTCCGGTTCTGCTCCGTGGTCCACGGGCTCATCTTCGTAGTCATCGTGCAATGTTACAAAGTTGCCCTTACGAAACCTTAATAATGCTTGACTCATCGAATCCACAAGATCGTCATGTTCCGCATGAGGGAACATCGCACATTCTTCTATCATCTCTTCTGCCCAGCGTTTCTTTGGTGCCCATACTGAACCACTCTCAAAAAGAGGAGCAACAGCGTGCACTCTGGATAACTTATCATTACCACGGGAAGGTGTAAAGTTGATAACAGGGATACCCACCTGCCGTAATTCTTGTATCAAAGGAAGACCCGAGGCCTTCGCTTCAACGATCACGGACTCCGGTTCCCAGTATTTATACTGCTCTAAAGCAACCTTTTTAAGTTCAGGGAACTCAAAACGATCTTTAACAATATCTAATAAAATTATATTAGGAGTCACTTCATCAGGATAGAAGACACCCCATGTACTAATAGCACTGTAGTCACTTGTTTCTTTTTTGGTAAACGCCGTATCATAACTCTGTATGACATGCTTGAGCATCGGCATTTGTTCTTTATCCCATTCTTGCCACCACTCTCGTTTGATAATAGCCCCTTCTTCACCAGTCGGGTTCTGTTGCCACTGCGCTTGCCATTTCTGTTCGGATAAGGATGCTTTCACCGATTCTAGTTCTGATAGCTTCCAATACTCTGGCCAGACAGGTTTATCATTGGGTAGGATTGCAGGAAACTCAATCACGTCCCACTGATCCGCTTTCACTTCACTCATGGCACGTGTAAGGTTGCCTGTTAAATCTTTTTCACTCCACCGTGTCATCACGCAAACAATACTACCACCCGGTTGTAAACGCTGACGAGGACCTGAGGTATACCACTCCCATGCGTTATCCATGGCTGTTTGGCTAAGGGCATCTTGTTCACTGTGGGGATCATCAATAATTAATAAATCCGCACCACGACCTGTAATGGCTCCTCCTACACCCGCCCCAAAATACTCTCCCCCGTAATTGGTTTCCCATCTACCAGCAGCT